AAGCTATTGTAGTTGAATTTGCATCTCCAAGTCTCCACACATAAGCTATTTTTTTAGAATTTAATACGTACTCGACAACTAAACCATTTATTTGCGCTGCTATAGTACTAAAAGTGGATTCTGTTTTAGCGTAATCATAAATTTGATTATTAAATATTTCTACTACATTTGTTACAGTATTATAAGGAGCATCCGAATAATCAAAAGAAGGTATTAAATAATCATATCTTTCATTGATATCAAAAATTCTTGATGTGTCGCTAACAAAATTTCTAGCTACTATATTCAAATCTGGATTTGCTAAAATATTAGTAGGCACAATTTCTGTACTATTAGTTTGATCGTTAGAAAATAAAACAGAAGGAGATAGATTATCATTTTTTTCAACAAAACCAAATTTACTTATTTCATATTCCGCACCAGCTATTTCGAATTCTGTTTGAGTTCTTTCTTTAATAGATACCACTCTATAGTTCTTAGAATATGCTAGGTCGCTTTGATATTTTGAATCGTAAACCCATAAAGTAGAAGCTCCAATAGTTTGCATTACAGATAATTCTTCATCAGTTAATCCTGATGTTTTTAAAACCACTTTAGTTCTAAAGTTTCCATCTAAACCTACTGATTCAACTTTAAATTTATAAATATAAGTAGAAGACAACTCATCTATTCTGGCGTCAGAAATTCCAGTTAATTGTTTTTCTGATTCTTTATTCAAAACCGATGGAGAAATAGAAGATATTGGAACTATAAATGCTATAACATCATTAACTCCAATAAAATCATACCTATCATCCAAAACTACTTCTGCTTCATTTAAAGAAATGACTCGCCCACCTTTTCTTCCACTCACCTTGATTTCATCAGTTACGGATACGACATTTCCCGGCAATAATAAAAGAGCTTCTGGACCAGCAGTAAAACTCACCAATTCCTGCTCTACTTGATTAGTGACTAAAAACCATTGACCTATTCTTTTTGCTTGGGATTTAGACGTTACACCAAAACCTATAATTTCTTTTTCTATGTATCCATATCTTCTTATGTTAATCTGATCTTCGACATATACTGTTTGATCTTTAAAATTATTATTTTCATCAGAATATGTTATTTTTGCAACCGTGTAACGAGTATCTTTTGACGAACTAGCGTATTGAAAAACTCCATCTTTTACATTTGAATTGTTAAAAAAGTAAGATGGAGATTTTGGACGATCATTATCAAAATTAACGAAATTATTAGACCAATAGACAAGACCTTTAAAAACAGAAGCGACATTGTTTAATAAATTAATAACATCTGTTTCACTACTTAAAGATATGTTTGCTCTAAATCTTGGCTCCAATAATGGTAAAAAACCTTTAAATTGTGACGAGGCTTTTCCTGTATTCGTTGTATGAGTTCTTAACTCTTCATCTGAAAAGCAAGATTGTGTTTTAATAAAGGATATAAATGCGGTTAGTCGCTGATCAGTATCACTTCCAACTGTAGCAGAAGAAGTCACGTTGGCTGGAGAAGAAACAGCGGTTATTAAAGCGTTTAAAGATGCGCTATATCTATTTTTTTGGTCTGTTTTTGTTTTTAAGTAATCTTTTACAGAAGGAAATAAACTACAGATTTTATGAATACCAAATTCATTAACTAACTGTATAGTTGCTTGAGTCCCAGAAATCCTTGTTACAGAAACCACAATTTTTTTAAAACTTTTAATATCAGTTTCAATTAAATTAGCGCTATTATTTCCAAATTTAAATTTAGTAAGAAAACTTAAATTAACAAGATCTATTTTAGAACCGATTGGAAAATAAACAGTAAAATCTACATCAGTATCAGATTTAACATCTATAGAGTTTCTGTAAATCTTTTCAATCAACACAGGCTGAAATTTAGAAACATTTTCAGTTGAAACTAATTCGTCGCAATATTTTGCAATCTTATACAAACTCCATTTATCAGCCAAACTTTCTTGAAACGAGAATTTACCCAATCCATATCTATAATTAGTGATTAAATCATATAATATCCATGCTGGATTATCTGTCCATCTTAACACAGAATCAAATTCACCACTCCAAAATCCGTCGTAAGTTTTAGATTCAGCGTCGTAATTTTCTGGGACTTTGATTTTTAATAATTTAAAATCAAATTGTCTATTTGGAGGTTGAGTAAATCCTCTAGCATCAAAAACATTTAAAAAATAACAAGTATTGGGATATCTAAATTTTAAAGATGTTATTTCTGTAATCGAAGAAGTTCCTATAGATCTTGCCGCCTTGCTATTTGTAGGATCGCTTCTTTGATTTAAATTAAAAACCTTTATATAAGGGCCAAGACTAAAATCAAAATCTGAAACATCAAAAAATAAATCAAATGCATAAGGACTAGTCGCTATACCTGCAACGCGATGGGCTATATAACAAGCATAATCATCTCTTAATTTATATCCAATTTTAATTCCAAAAACAGCAGAATTTCCATTAGTGTTTCCTTTTTTATCGACAGTGTATAAAGACGAAACCTTTAAGCTTAAAATTAAAAAATCAGTATTAACATCTTTAATTTCATGGTACGCTCCAAAAGAAGTTTGAAAGTTAAAATCATTAAAAACACCGATATTAAAACCCGCTTCTGATGGTGACTTTCCTCCTATTATTTTCATTGCTGACTCATGAGAACTTGTGGACGTAAAGGTCACTGGACTAGCGTCTGCACCAAGACCATAAAGAGTTTTATCTAATCCGTAAGAAACCCCAGCATTAGAAAAAGAAAAATTATTCCAAAAACCATTTCCACCAACAGAAATAGCGGATTGAAATTCTGTTCCCGCCCTAGAAAACACCTGAAGTCGATTATAATTATATGTATTTGTTAAATTATTTAATATTGAATATTCGTTTAAATATATGCCTTTGAATATTTCATTATTGTTCTGCCCATCATCAAATAAAACAAGTTCATTTCCATCTGGATCTACTAAACCAGCTAACGGCCCTTCCCCAATAACATCTTGAACATAGTATTTAGTGGTTGATTCTAAAATACTGCTGGCAGATACAAATGGAGCAAAAGAACTCTTTTGTTGTAAAAAAGCTCTTAATTGATTACCAAATTGTGGTATTGACGAATCAGAATTTTGTTTCATATGAGTGAAGAATAATTACCAACACCGACTTCTGTTTTTACAGTATTATTAATAGCATGTGCATAAGAAGAATCGAAATTAAATGAAACAGCGTTTATAACACTAGTTCCAACTTTTAAACGCCCATACCCTAATTGAATCGGTGTATTTCTTGCCGCAACATTATCTCTACCAGTAAATATAAAAGAAGATGTTTTAATTTGTTTTGGATCTCCTGGCTTCATTAAATAGGTTATTAAATAACTTATTCCAACCATTACAGCCACAAACAAAATAAATTTTAACACCGATAATAAAGTTAATTTTACTAAATAACCTACTACTGCTGGAAAAACAAGAAAATTAAAACCAGAACAAATAAAAATCTCAATAACAGAGGCTGATTTAACATAAAAATCTAAATCAATTTCCATATCATGATAAAAAACTCCATCAATCACTAAAGCTAATCCATATTGTTGTTTTAAAAGGCTATTCATTTTAAACGAATAATCTATTGCGTTGCTAGCCATGCACTTAAAAATATCTTTAATGCTATTAGCTTTCACAACAAAAGAATCACAAAACATCTTTTTTAAAAGACCATGTAATATAATTTTTTTCATCATATATAAGCGTTAGCAAGACCAACGGTAGCGGTAGAGGTTATTAAAGTTGTTTTTGTTTGATTGCTATTTGCAAAAGCTAAATCAAAATTTAAAGTAAGACTACTGATAACATGACTTCCTATTCTTAATCTACCATAAGACACTGGAACAGGAGTATTTCTATTGGTAACATTGTCTTTAGAAGAAAAAATAAAAGAAGAAGTTTTAACTTGTTTAGGGTCTTTAGGACTTAACAGCTTGTTCACTAAAAAACTAATTCCAAATGATATAACAGACATTATTATAGTATTTACAATAAACACGCCTATTTTACCAGCAATTGTTGTAGCTGTAATACTAGTAAACAAGATAGTTGAAGACGCAAAAGCCGCCAAAGAAATTACTGGAACCAATTCTATAATTCTAGCGTTTCTAATTTTTTCATTTAAAACAGTTCCATTGTCTACTATAGAACCATCGACAATAATCAAAAGACCATCAAATTTTGTTTTTAAATTATTAATTTTTACTCCAAAATTATCAAAATTAGCCGAAATGCAAGAAATAAGCTCTTCGAAAGAATCAACTTTCGCTCGAAAGAAAGGACAAGCTATCTTTTTCAAGAGGCCATGTAAAATAACTTGTTTCATTTTTAATATTTACACTTAAAAAACGATTCCAATTTAAGCTATATATTATAATAGGAATATTGAAATTTTTAATAAAAAAAATATCTTCTTCTGAAGGAGTCAATAAATGCAAATGACTATGAAAAGAAAAAAAAATAGGTTTTCTTATTAAAGACATAAAAAAATCATTCGGAGGCATGAATCTGTGACAACTCGGATTTACAGCTTTATATTTATAAACATTAAAATCAAAATCAACTAAACCACCCGATTCAAAAGGATAGTTGGATAATAAAAAATTTTTTATTTCTTCTATTGCTTTATCAAGTTTGATAATTGAACGGTCTTGTTCCTGGGAATCCGCCAAAAGGTAATCCATCTTTATGTCCTTTCCATCTTAAAGAGCAGCCTTTAATATTTTTTGAACAAGCGTCTTTTATCCAAAATTCTTTTTTTAATTTCGGATTATTATTTGTATTATTTCCTTTTATGCAAACAAAAACAGAAACTGATATATTGTCTTCTGAAAATTGAAATTTATTTCCAAAAAAATCATAATTAACAGAGTCACAAAATGTCACAAACTCACCAGCAGTATAAGTTGTAAGTTTATCCCAAAATCCTTTGTAAGCAGCACTCGCCATTGCCAAATTATACCCTTTAGCAGAATAAAACTCTTTATCATTTTCATCTGCAAATGGGATTCCAATATTTGGAATATTTGTTCCGAAAATAGCATCTGCCGTCTTAGTGATAACGTTGTTATTACTATTTGTATATGTGATCGATTGCTTTTCTCCAGATTCGTTCACCCAAGGTAACTTACCGTAGTTGCACCCACAACCTCTATAAGACCAAGAACATAAATTATCTGAGATCTTTCTGTTAGGCAAAGATTGATTTTCAAAATCTAAAGGACTAGACAATTCAAATTCAATAATATATTTGTTTTCCGAAACCTTACGATTTATAATATAATTTTCTTCAAAAAATGTTTGACCATATCCATTTGTAGCATTTCTTTTAGATCTGTATCCAAAAAATGGATTTTTACCATCTGAAAAATTTACGTCGTCTAGATTTTTAACAAATATTTTTAAGCGTTTTATTCTTGAATTCACTAAATCGTTTTTATTTTTAATGATATTAGTTACGACTCCATTAATATTCGCCATTCTAATTGATGGGCGACTTTGTTTTCCATCCGAAGAAAATTCAAAACCTCCGTATTCAATTGGGGCTGGAGTATAAGGATTTCCTTTATAAATTAAAAAAGAATTGAAATTTTTACCAGCATGAAATCTTAGGATTCCTGTTGATTCGCTAATATAAATCTCAAAAAGATCCACAAAAGAATCAGGATCTAAATCTATTAATGATTGCGTAGAGATTAAATCGGCCATATTATGTAGAAGTTTTCTTTATTTTGCCAAGAATATTTATTTTATCTGTTGTAGAATAATACATATCAGACGTTTGAAATTCAACAGGTGATGAAAAATTAGTTTTTTGAGAATATTTTTTAGATAAACCTGTTAAAACTTTGGGAATGTCAGAAGATCTCAAGTCTGTATATATTAACACTTCGTATATTCTATTTGAATAATAAGAGCTTTTAACTACACCTAAACCCGAACCTATATTTGTAACAGGGGTTCCAATTATTAGTTTCATTGTTTTTCCATAATATGACAATGGCCCCAGTATGTCTTTAGTAATTTGTTTATTAGAAACAAAAGAAGAAACCGCATTTCCACAGCTATAAGTTGACGCAGCTTGCGATGTGTTATCATTTGATTGAGAAAGTTTTGTTTCGACACCATGATAAAAAATATTAAATTTAGATTTATTTTTTATTTGATTTTTAACCAAGTCTGTTCCATATTGATCTTGCATATATTTTCTGTTCCCAATTCTTGGAAAAGAATAGTTTACCTCTATGTCTATTGCTTTGTCATCTTTATTAAATAATTTTTTATCATAAGAGAAAGATAAAGAATTAGACAGTTCTTTGTGATTTGTAGTGACTTTTTTTTCAACTCTAAATTGAAACCCATTGTATTCATCCGAATATGTGCCATTGTATCCTTCTGTAGGTGACGGAACAACATCGTTGTTCACAGAAACTGATAATTTATTCGAATATTGAATATCTGTTGAAATTGAAACGCTAGACCCCAAAGGAAATGACACAGAGTTTGTTCTAGGAAAATTACCAGATTCTGTAATTTTAAAAGTATATACATTGGTACTAGCATTTTTTGCAGTTATTTGTGCTTTAGCATTATAATATCCACTAGGATGTTCTATACTAATAAAATCATTTACACTAAAAAGAGTATCATAAAAACCACCAGTCACTGCCGCTATACCATTTTTATTATTTGGGAAATTTATAATTCCTGTATTATAAGTGGCGTATCCACTAACCAAATCAGTTTGCGCTACATAAAATACAAAAATACTACTATCAACAGCGCTACCAAAATTAATAGATTTTTCTAAATAAAAAGGTTTTTGAATATCAGCAGCGTTACGCAATTCTAAATAATATTTATTTAAATTCAGTTCAGTATCTAATACTGGGTAAAACCAATCCGCCGTAAAATTAGTTTTTAATATAAAATCTCCAACGTAATCTCCATTCCCCAATTGATTAGAAGAGCTGACTCCCCCTGTATATAAATAAGAAAAAGGCAAAATCTGAGAAGGAGTATAAATATTTAAATTATTATATGGATCATATTCTCCAAGAGTAAAATCACATTGATTAGAAGCGTCAGTTTTAAAGTTAATCGCATACCCACAATCGTTTTCTGATTTTATTTCTGTTGTGCTGCATTTATTTATACCGGCTTCATTAAAATCATAAGATTGTTGTAAATCTGCGTTCGCTAAAACAACTTTTGGTTTATAACTTTTTTCTCCAAAAGCCCCTCCTTGACCGCCTTGCAATAATATTAAAGAAGAAAGGTCTGGATAATTTTGTTTATCATTTTTTTCTTGTTGAGTAATGCTTGGCAAAACATCTTTTTCCACGACTAGGTTTTGAGAATCTATAAATGGCATATTAATAAAATTTTATTTTACCGAGTATAAAGAACTTTGAACTTTTAAAATATTATATAAATTATACGGATTAGCAGCTTTATCTAGTTCTGAATTTTCGGTATAAGTTAAATTAGCTTTAGAATATCCTGAGCCAAATGAAGCTGCTGGGCTTCCATAAACTAAACCTGAAGGAGTAATCGCTGGATCAAAAAAGTCATAAAATATAGAAGCTCCTACAGAAGAAGTTGTATTTTTATTAATAGATACGATTTGGTTATTGAAAAAACCAAATATAGTATCAACTCGACTTTTATCATAGGTCGTTTTTGTAGAAGGATCAAATATTCCAGAAGCACACAAGCCAGCTTGTTTAAAAGAATCTTTTAAAGCATCAAATTTATTATCTTTTACGTTGACAACGTCTCTCAACGTTATATTATCTCCCGCTCCTGCACCAGCTATAATAAATGATGTATTGTCTAAATTTAAATTTAATTTTCCGCTACAATTAACAAAAACAGCATTTTTTCCTGTTTTTACAGGATCGGAATCTATTGCTAATCTGCTTGTGCTTCCGCCTTTTGCGTGAATAGATGAATTATTATAAAGATTTATTGTTAATCCACTTGCCATGGCAGAATAATCTCCAGTTATAATACAAGCGCCAGTTGAGTAAATATCATAGTCATCAAAGATAGAATCAGCACCAATAAAAACATTGCTAAAATTTAAAACAATACCAGAATATAAATTAAACTTATCTTGATAACTACAGTTATCTTTAATATATTCGTACACATTTAAATAGTCAAAATTTTGATTATTAATTGTTCTAGTTTCTATGGTCTTTGTCGCTCTTAGATTCGGAGGTAGAGATCCTATCTTATTTAGAACGCCAGTTGTTAAACCACTAAATACTGCTTCGTATCCAGAAACAGCTTTAGATGCGGGCCAAGAATCTAATTGAGTCACTCCGCTCGCAAAAACCGCTTGACCTGTTACGTTAGTGTATGTATTATTCATTCCACTAATCGTAACATAATAATCAGTATTAAAACTTAAATCAGTAAACAACATTTGATATGTTGTGACCCCCGGCGTTCCTATATCATATAAATAGTTTGAAGAATTTAACTTAACAGGTACATTTTTTCCTGTAACAGAACCTGGAGAAAAACCGCTATTAGTGGATATTCTTCCAGAAAAACCTGTAAAGAAATATCCAGATTTTGGAAGCGTCCATCTTGTTAATAATGCTAATTTATTTTCATATAATACTGTAGAAGCTAAACAATTTTGCACTCCAGATAAAAAATTATAAGGAGCAGGAGATCCGTCAGCAGCGCTGTATCCTGTATAATATATCTTAAAAACTTCTCCTAATGCGCCAAAATTATCTTGAGACTGATCAACATTAAAAAACCCTTCAATTTGCGACGAGCTAGTGAGATTAGACGGTAATCTATATATAATGTTAAAATAGCCAGTACCACCAGCTTTTACGTCTATTGTCCTATCTTGATTAGGATCATGGAAAAAAGAATTAATATCTGAAACATTTGAAGGTACATTATCTAATATAGTATAAGAAACTGGATATCTTTTTCCGCTATTAAATATTCCATATTCACGATTAGTTTGAAACCCTCTTGGTAAGAAACTAAAATCCCAACCAGTTGGTCGCAAATGAGTTTTAAAATCAAAAATACTATCAAAAGAAAACTTCGACTCAATAAGTCTAGCATTTATAGAATTATTATCTAAGAAATTATAAGTGTGACTCCATTCTGGACAATAAAAAGATCTTGTTCCAGTAAAGAAAGTATGCATATCATAATCAAAAACATCAACACCATTATGATTTTCTAAGAATTGCAAAATTGATTTTGCTTGTTTATCGGATCTATTATTGAAAGTTAAAGAAAAATCAAAAGAGTTTGGATTGATTCCGTCATTTTGATATAGATAAAAATCACCTAAATTATTCTTATAAGCAGAATCATCAAAAGAAAGCTGCTGCGCCATATCTGGTTGAAAATAAAACTTTTGAGTCCAAACTTCATTTGCACCTAATGGGCTGATGTTTTTAACAGGCTCGTCTCCACTAAAATAATAAAATCCATCTCTAGAAGATTGATTGTTCAAAAACACATAATCGTCTTTAGAGTATTCTTTATTTTTATCGTAGTCATCATTTGCGTAAGGGATTAATTTTTCTTTCCATTGCATTATCGAAACAAATGGAGATTCAAGATTCAAAGACACTGAATTTAAATCAACCGTTTCAAAATTATTATCAATGCTTTTTAAATAAAATGGCCTGACTTTAGAATGTGGCGGAAACAAAGCCATCTGAATTGGCAACAAACCTTGACCATCAGATTGCGCTGGTTTTGTGTATGAAGCTTGATAAAAATGATTTATGGCTTTTGCTTCATTATCAGTTATGTTATTAAACTGAAGTTTAGCGTCTACTTGAACAACGTTTTCGCTTTTTCCAAGGATTACTGTATAATTGTCTTGGAATTTATTTTGATAAAAATTGGCTTTAAAATTTACTGTTGATCCATAAGTTGGAACAAAGAAAAATTGATCAGTCCAATAATACCCACCATTATTACCATCTGGGCGATTAAAGAAAAAGTTTTCTCCAGATGGTAAATTAGTTTTGCAATAAAAATATCCAGTAACCAATGGGTTTACTACTACTCTGTTGTTGCCCTTGTCATCAACGTATGTTCCAGGATTTATTCCTGTATAATACACAACATCAAATTCATTGAAAGTCACTCCCGTTTGGTAGAACGGAATGTTGGGCATTAATATTCTATAATCGTTAAT